AATGCTTGACTAAAATAGTGATTTGCCAGAGCTGGGTTTCGGTCTGGATACGGCCTTCAGCACCATCGCTGTATTGACCAGGGCCGGTGAATAAAATGCAGGCGGGCAACATCGCGGACACATCTGCCAGGTTAGCCACGGCGGTTTCGTCTTCGACCGTTAAGCCCGTGAGCGCCAGCGCTTTGATGGCCTGGATAATTAAAGGCTCAACCTCGAATTGTGAAGTCAAAGCCATTATCGACGACCCCGGACGTTTAATTCAAAGTTGAATTCCTGGTCGAATACTTTGTCGTATCGGGCGGGTATAAACCGTTGCACAGCGCGAACGGTTGGAACGACGCCCTGTAATGAAACAGTTTCTTCTCGCAGCGGTAGACGATGCTTGCCCACGCGTTTAAAAATGCCGGTGTGGCCACTTTTCATCCGCGCGATGAAACCACCCTTAAAAAAATATTTACCCGCGCGCGCGCCGGCTTCATCTTCGCGCTGCTTTAGCTTGCCGACATACGCGGCTTTAATCGGGCTCCCGCCAATCCAGGCCGTGCCCTTGATCTCTTTCAATTTCGGGAAGCTATAACGTACCCGAACGCCATCGCGTTTGCCGCCGCCTTTCGTCAACAGCTTTAAAGGGATGCCGGTTTGTATAGCGACAGTGCGTGCGACAAATGAACCGCCCCATTTTAATGTTTTGATAATTGATCGACGCTGCGCACGATTGACCTGCGCTGGCAACGACTTAAGGAATTTTTGATAACCTCTAAATCCCTTTAAACTCTTAGGCTCAACCTGTATTTCAACCGGTCTGGCCATTAGTAACTCCGGACTTCGAGCCGGGTCATGCCACTCTCACCGGGTTTAATTTTAAAAATTGTTTGCGCAGAACCGCCCTCACGCGTGATCGACGAATTGCCGTTATCCACCGGCAAACTACCCAACAAAGCCAAATCAGCCGTCTTAACTTCCATCGCCGGATTGGCCTGTTCTACATCCATATTACCGAGGCGCGCATTCGCATACGGCTCGTTAAAAACACCCTCCATCTGAACATCCACGCCATTGACCGTGAGCGTAAAACATTCGCCCATATTGATCATGGCAGCGGCGTTCAGGATGGAGGTGTTTAGGAGCATGGGTTTACTCGGTTACGCCATCGTCAGCCGGTTTGGCCTTCGGTTCGACTTTCGCCAGTAAACCCAGGTCGGCGTATCGATCAACGTCGCTGGATGTAATACCCAGCTCTTTATGATCGACTGTTTCGCCTGGTTCAATCGACTTCGGCTTTTCAGCCGAGCCGATGTGCCAGGTACTTTTGGTGATAACTTTCATGTCTATCTCCGGTTAGTTGACGGTGGCCGCCAGACAGCCGTTGACGTTACAAGGCACAATCAGCGGAGCCGATTGTGTCATCACCTGGCGGATTGGTGGATCTTCCGGTACCCATGATTTGGGATAAAACTCAACTGCCTGTAACCCGGCTGAATCATCCTGAATGGCACCATGCGCCTGGATACCTTCGAGGCCAGGGCCACCCATCAACACGGTGTTGGCGGGGAGCATGGCCTGAGTGGTTCCGGCATCGTCAACATAAAAACCAGCGTAAACATAAAAGTTGAGATTGCCGATTGAACCTTGATAAACCCCACCTTCCTGCACATGCGACATAGTGCTAAACCGCGCGGCGATATCGCGACGATAATTAAGCGCTTGTTGCACATCGGCACTGGCAAAAAACAGCTTCCATGCCTCGGTATCCATGGTGATTTCGAGCGCACCGACGCCACCGTGTTGCAACACCAACAAGCCCCAATCGCGGAGATTATCCAGCGGTTTAATGCCCGCCTGACCCCATCGAGAGCCACCTGCGAGCGTCACTGTCAACGCAGCATTACGCCCAAAATCGACAACCTGCGTTGGGTATTTATCACCCGACAGAGTGATACTGCCCGTGCGCAACGCATTGGCCGCCATCCATTCTTTACGGCGGATAATCTGGTCAATCTGGTCGGCAACCGTTGAAGCCACACGCGCCATCTGGCGTTGCATAGGTGACAAGCTGCCACCGATTTGCTCACCGGCAGAACGTTTGAGCGCACCGCCCGCTGCAAGCGGTGTTTTTGGCTTGACATAAGCAGGTTTGACAACGTGCGAAACGACGCCAGATTCCTGTACCACCTGGCCTTCGACTACTGCCAAAACCAGCGGCGCGAGGCGGCGTGCGCGAGTGACGACATCGAAGTTGATTTCCTCGGTGTCGTGAATTTGAACATCAGGGAAGTACGTGTCGAGGAAATAAGATGAAGGACGGTTCAATTGTTCGACCACCTTCGCGAGTACATTCGTGCTAAATAAATCAGCCATTTGGTTTGCCTCCTATTAGGCGCTGATACTTGATACCAGCTTGATGCCGACACCACGTAATTGTTCGAAAATGCTGGCTTTGGTATGAGCAGCGCCGATGACGAGTTTGTTTTCGTCAAAAAATCCGCCCATGTAAACCGGCGAGACGATATCGCCACCGGTGGCATCGACGGCATCGGCGAGAATAGCGACAGGAACTTCGCTACCGTCAACTGCAGCCGACAGGCTCAGATTGTATTTACCACTGGCCGTTATTTTGCCGAGAACGGCCCCACGGGCGAGCACCTGACCTGTGATGATGGTCGCGGATCGACTGAAAAGACTGTCGGCGCTAACGACCAGGCCATCAGGGCTATAAGCTGTTGAAGTGTGTGAAGCCATGTTTATTTACCTCCCATTGCTTTGTTAGGTTGAACCAGGTTGACAATGTTGGTCGCCAACTGATCCTCAGTTAAATCACCACCATCGCCAGCATCAGCAGCAACATCGGGGTTACCCAATGCCGCCATCGCTGCGGCTAACTGACCGGTGGCTTCTGGTGCAACCGCTTCTGGCATGCTATCGAGCACGCCAGTGGCTTGCTCCAGGGTCAGGCCGGTTTTGATCGCGTTGCCAGCCTGGGCAAAATTTGCCGAGGCTTTGGCGTGATCGAGAATGCCCGTAGCACGAGCGCGCTCGTCGGTGATGCCAGCGGCATGACCTTCGGCGCGCGCGGCATCAAGCTGCGCTTTATTGGCGGTTGCTGTTGCTTCCGCCTTTTCTTTGTCGGACATTACTGTCTCCTGAGTTGTGCAAGCGGAGGCCTGCATAGATGAAACCGGGGCCTGCGCAATGGCAGACTCCAGCATTGAAATTGCTTCGCCAAACGATCCAATCAGGCCATCGACCAGGCCGACGTCCAGGGCGTTGCTTGCCATGTAAATTTGCGCTTCGGTGTCGCGCACGGCTTGTGCATCCATGCCACGCCCAGCGGCAACGTGATCGACAAATATGTCGTAGTTGTCATCGACGATGGATTGCATGGTGGCGTGCGCGGAATCGGACAGCGGCGCGTGTGAGCTGCCATCGGCTTTGTGACTACCTGCAAAAATTGGGGTGTATTTGCGCCCGGCTTTTTTGTCTGCGTCTGATCGATCCAGGTGCATCATGATGACGCCGATACTGCCTAGCATAGCGGTTGCGGGCGCAAGGATTTTTGATGTTGCGGCACCGATGGCGTAGGCCGCTGAAAACATGGCCTCGTTAGCCACTGACCAAACCGGTTTGCTGTCGTTGACGCGAGAAATCAGCGCGACCAGGTCGAACAATCCGGAGACTGAGCCGCCCGGTGAATCAACATCGAGCAAAACCGCACGGACATCCATGTCGGCTTCAGCCGTGGCGAGCTGGCCGCCCAAACGCTGGTAACTGGTCAGGCCCGACATGGCATCCAGCCCGAATGCGCGATGCACCAACGAGCCATTGACATTAATAATAGCAATGCCTTTGCTGGTGACATGATAGGGTTTGTTCGCCACGCGCTGACCAGGAATAGCGGCGTTAATATCCGGCATCTGCCCTGTGGCGTAGCGCTGCATGACCTCGTGGATGACATCGGCTTTGCCGGGGTCGATCATCAGCGGCGTGTTATACAGCAGGCTGGCGACGCGGCTATAACCGAATTGATTATCACCATCCCAGCCGTTGATCGTTGAGAGTGAATCAACCATTAGTCGCTCCGGTTTCCTGAGAAACGCTGTTGTCTTGAGTGGGTGTTTGGGCCATGGCGAGATCCGGGCGGGACGAAGCAGACGACAGCGATATACCCAAGCCTTCCGCCCGGTTTTCTTCGTGCGCTTTTTGTTCGAGCACCTCTTCCCAATCGAGCCCTTGTTCTGCGCATTCTTGCTCCAGCGTCGAAAGATTATTTTCCATGCGGATTGTCGCTGCCTTGGCTTCTTTGACCGGATCTACCCAACCACGCCCGGAGAAAATCCAGCGGCACTTGGCATAGGCATAACGGTTGTCATAAAAGCCAGGGGCTTCGATACGGCCCAGGTCGATGGCTTCTTCCAACCACAACTCATAAACTGCATTCAGCCAGTAATCAGACAACCACCGGCGCCGTCCATGGAAGTAGCGCCAGGCTTCGAGCAATGCGGCACGGGCACTGGAATAATTAGTTTTCGAAAAATCTTTCAACAACAATTCATAAGGGATATTCAAACCGGTGGCGATGTAGCGCAAAACGGTTGTCATGTATTGATCGAAGTCAGCGCTGTTACGCCCGGAGGCCATGAGGTTCATGTGCGTGCCGGGTGGCGCTTTAATGATCGCGCCGCTTTGCAGTTTGGCTTTAAAACCACCGAGGAAATCTTTGTATTGCTGTTCGGCGCTTTCGCCGAAGATGCTATTCATTGAATCGGGGTCAAGGTCAGATTCAAGCACACCGGCGATTAAACTGTTTGCGATTTTTGTTTGCAGTTCGCTCGTATTATATTTGCCAGCCATTTTCAGCTCGCGCATGACAGCAGAAATTAATGGCTTGGCACGGCTTTGGCCGGCGCGCTCTTTATCGTGTAGATGGATTACCCGCCGACGGCCCCAGGATGTGAAAGCAGGGATGCGTTCCCAGCCTTCGGCCGAGGCTGCAAGCATGCTCCATTTATCACCAGGGTGGTTTTTGCTAATCCAGTATTCAACCGGCTGGCCGTGTTTGTCGCTTTGCACGCCTTCGTATAATCCTTTTTTTGTGCGCAAGCCGTAGGGCGACGACAGGCGGTCGGACTCCATGACATGCAAGCGAGTCGACCATCGACTGCCAGCGCGTGGCTTCCAGATCGGCAAGGCCAGGCCGTCGCCATTCATGAACGACCCCCCGAGCATTTGCAGGCTAAGGCCCAGCAAAGTTAAGCTGCCACCGGCATCGCATTCGGTGCTATCGGCCCAGCTTCTGAATTCGGCTTCGGTCTTTTTTGACCAGTCTCTGGCCCATTCGATATCCTTGCCCAGCAGTCTATAATCAGGCTTTGCGCTCAAGCGTAGCGTCGCGCCGATGATGTTATCTTTGAGCGTTTGAAAACCGCCAGCAGCGACCGGATTGTTGCGGATCAAATCCCGCGAACGCCCGACCATGATTTCCTGCTCGCCACTCAAATCGCCATCGGCAGAACCGGGCAGCGGTGTCCAGTCGAACAATGATCGATCACTTAGCGACGCGGCATCATAAGCCGAGGCGTTTAAGGTCGGCAGCTGCTCGATGGCGTCGAGATCGGAAACGGGTAAATGGGCGAGGTTAGTATTCATGCATTACCCTATGTAAGTGGGCGCATAGGCAGAGACGCCGGAAGCTTTCCCTGCGGCCCTGGCTACACGGTTTTCCCAGCTCATACGCTGCCTGACAATATCGTTGATGTTGTGATGAGAAATGCGCTTACCATTGACTTCGACGGTTTGACCGAGTGCCACGGCGTTCTCAACCCGAAAGTAATAAGTCACCCATTGCTGGGCGGTGCGGTTCTCTGGATCGGGTAAATCTGATATGTTGAAACTCATGGATGCATTTATGCCGCAAAGCGAGTTGCATTTTTAGGGGAGAAATGCGAAAAGTGGCTTCCAGGCATAAAAAAACAGGCGTGGTGCCTGTTTTATTTTAAATCTTGCAGGATTGGACTGGCTAGATATTGCCTTTGACTACCTCGCCGCTGACAAACCAGGGCAGCTTGCCCGCATCGTCAACCTGTATTTCAATTTTAACGGCTTCTGGTTTTGTCAGTTGTGCCGTTTGTACTTCGCTGAATTCGACAATGACCAGTGAGTTCGCCCAGTCTGACCCCACTGCGGCACTAGACAAAGTGACAGCATCGAGCAGCTTGGCCGTGCGATCCGCGCGAATCACGGCGGCTTTAACGATGGCTGCGACAGGGATATTAAAAGTTACCCCGTTTTTCTTTAACGTCACCGGCACGCTGAATGTGTAGCCGGTGGTGATTGTGAAATTTTTAGCGCTCATAATTGAGCCTCCAGGGTTGTTTGACTGATTTGCGCCGAGGTGTCGAGCGATAAGTTTGCGGTTAGTGCAATGTCGTTAATGCTCGCGGAGATCCCATCGCCGGAATGGGCAGACAAAGCCGGGGCATTGATATCAGCCAGCAGCACAGGCCCGACATGCACAACTGCCCCGCCGAGCTGGTTGTTAAGATGATCCCAGAATGTAGTGCCTGCTTGCACCGGTAAACTGCTATTGCCCGTGATGATTTGCCAGAGTGTCATGGATAGGCCTCTGTACCGAGAATGGCTGTTTTCGTGCCAGTAATGATGTCGGTTTTGTCTTGTGGGGTTACGCCAGAGCCTGTGTTGACTTCTATCGCTTGTGCAGATACCGGTGTTTCAAGATTAACTAATGTTTGAAAAGTTCCCAGAGTTGGTGCAATAGGTGATCCGCCACCTTGCACCAGTAAATTGCCAAAGATAGTAGTAATGCCAGTTGCTTCTTGAGGCCGAACTAACCAACCATTTTCAAGATAAATATACAGTGCAACAGGTGCAACACCGCCCAACTGACTAAACGCTGGTAAGTATTTAATGTTATCACTTATTGCAATCCAGTCAATCCAGCGTGACCAGATCACACTCGCACTAACGCTGAACGTATCAAGCTGTATTATCTTGTTGACAGGATCGAACGTGATAGCCATGACTTATACATAAGCTCGGTCAGTTTCTGCAACCAACGATAACGCAATCGTTTTGCTATTAGTCAAAGTACCTATCGCAACAGCGAACTTACTAAAACCGGGCCTTACACCGACTAGTGTCACTGGTTTTGATGTACCCGCAGTGCCTCCGAGGGTATCGTTTGTATAGTCAAAGTCGAAACTGATACTACCTGCCGAAATCACTCCTGTGATATCTACACCAGAGTTATCTTTAACAGTGATTGCCCCGGCCTCGCCGTAGTCATCACCAGCACCCGGGCCGGTTGTAAATATTAAGCGGTAGCTTGAGCCAGCTCCCACCATGATGCTATTAAAATTTAATGTACCGGCTGATACAACAGGGTTAATCCTATCAATAGCGTTTTGGTCATTAAATACAATTCTGTTAGCGTCTGCCGCTTGTATATTATCAACGTAAACACCAAGGGTAGTTTCAAGAGTATCGCCGACAAATGCTGCAAGGGAGTCAGCAGTTTTACCTATAACACTACCGGCCCCTGCATCGATATCAGTACCCTGCCGTAGTTGATATTGAATTTTTGTGTAAATATCTTCAAGGCTCGCAGCGTTACCGGCTACTATTTTTGTAAAAGGGTAATATGTGCCTGTGCCTACTTCACGCTCCCCAGTAAACGCCGCCAGAACGGCTGTACCACCATTGGCAGTGTAATCAGCAACGCCAGCAGCATCTGTGTCTTGTCTGACATCATCAATAACCAAGGTCTCTACTGTTGCTACTGTAAAGCCTGTACCGGATAAGTACGTTATTGTGATGCCGGTGTAAGGCAAAATAGTTGCTACGTTAGCATCAGTGTCTTGTATTTTTAAATCGGTTTCATTAGATAACAAGAGATTTACGATATAAGCACCGGTGTTAGATTTACCCGTTTCGCCTAAATCTGAATCTTTATATTTTTTACCTTCACTGCGAACATACCCTTTCAGATAAGTTCTGGTATCAAAAGTTGTAGTGGTTGGGTCAGCTACTGCATCACCATAAACCTGTATCATTTGATTAACTTGATCTGTGTACACAAAATTAACAGCAGGGCCGCCAATAGCGGTTTGATAGTAAAGCTGGGAACCAGCAGAAACTGCTCCAAGACCAATAGCACAAACTTGTACACGAGCGAGTACGCCGGAAGCATTGTATTCTTCGACGCCACCATCACGTAAATAGTCGCGGGTATTCTGATTAAGGAATTTCCAACCGTTGGCATTACCGCCAGCATCAATACCTATCTGATATTGCCCCGATAGCGCATCAATCGCGTTCATCGGGAATGGTGAGTCTTGATAGGTTGCTGTTGCCCACAAGTCCACTAATTTGGAATAGAGGGCTTGCATTGTCACACCATCTTTTGCCACAAGATTACCAGCAACGGCCAGTCCAATCGTTCTGCCTGGCTCATCGATAATCAACTCTGTACCTACGATAAGTCCAGCCCTGGTTGTTATTTTAGCCATTAGATTTCTACCTTTGTTAATACTACATAATTTGAATTTGAATAGCGGACATAACCGTTTCCAAGGTCTTGAACTTTTGTTGGATGAAAAGAAATATTATCAGGACTGACAAATGGCTTTGTGTCATCAAACACTAAACCAACATATTTCCCATCAGTTGTTTCAACCACTCGGCGCATAGTCATAGGTAATTCCTGTCTATTATTTGTGAAATTGGTAACGTGACACTCACGCTCGCCAGCGTGTAGCCGTATAAATAAGTGGTAACGTAGCC